AATCTCGATCGGGCAGTCCCATACGCCTTTGATGTCGAGCATGGGCTTCTCCACGATGGGGTAGGACCCGGCATTCGGACCGTCGGTGATAGTGACGACAGTGCCGATTGCCGGCTGGACTACTTCCCAGCTGCGCACACGGATCACGGTCGAGCGCTCGACGAGGTCGACACCGCCGAAACGGCTATCCTCGTCAGTAGTCTTGAACCGGACGCGGACGATGCCGAGCTTCGGCCATTCGGCGTCCTCCCCGAACGTCGCGAAGCTGGCGTCGACCAGCGCTCGCCGACGTTCGGGGAAGCCTGCCATGATCAGACGGCCGGGATAAGCTTGATGGCCGCGCTGGTAGCGGCCGCGGCCTTCGGCGCCGCAAACATGCCGACCTTGGTGTTGCCGGTTGCCGTGGCGGTGATGCGCTTGTTGGTGTCGTCCCAATATGCGGGAACGTTCATCTTCGAAGCGGTCCCCGTGTCTGATGGGAGATTAAACACGCCTTCGATCGTGCCCGGAAACGGCACGCCGATCCCGGCGTTGGCGCCCGGAATGACGAGGACGGTCCCGATCAGGACCGCCCCGCCAGAAGCGACGACGGCAGTGTGCGTGTAGTCGAGCGTTTTGCCCGGCTGGACATAATTGTTCATGGTCTCGGTCCTCTTATGATCGGGGCGGACAAGCCGCCCCGATCACTCGTTTTCTGGTTGGGGCGGGTTAGGCGCTGGCGCTGACGCCGGAGTCGGTGACGGCCGTGCGCCAGTCGAGCGCACCGACACCGTAGTCGAACTTGACCCGCCATTCGGTGCCGTCGGTGCGCCAGCCGTCACGGCTCTCGACGCTCGGTTCCTGATTACCGTTCAGGAACACGACCTTCAGCGCCGGGGCGACGGTCGGATCGGCAAAGCCATAGCGACGCGTGCCCTTCAAGCGCTTGCCCCCGACGATCTTGTCGAACGTGCCCTTCACCCGGTTCGGGATCAGCAGCTTGCCCGTCGGATCGAGACCCTGATCGGCGGTGTTGAGCATCGTGGCCTGCCCGCGATAGGCGTAGGGCGTGAGCAGGACCGACAGCTTGAGGTCGATCTTCTCTTCACCGCTCAGATCGGTCTGATCGGCGAACAGGATGTCCATCGCCTCGATCTGGTCGATCGAGAGCCCCGCGCCCGGCACGATGTTGCGGTGATCGGCGTGGAACAGCGTCTTGCCGTCACCCATGATCGGGCCCAGACCATTGTTCAGCGCGAGCAGACGATAGATGTCCTGCTCGATCGACAGCTTGCCGGCCCGGCCCAGCGCGACTGCCAGATCATTGAAGGCGCCCAGATCGTCGTTGACGATCGCCTGACGGGTTAGGGCGATAATGTTGGCGCGGGTGGTCGCCTGAATTGTCGCCTTCGCACCATCGGGGATCGACTTGTTCTTGACCTCGCCGTTCTCCAGCAGCGGGTCGAGCGCGCCGAATGCGCCGAGCAGCACCTGCGAGGTGGCCTTGAAGTCGCTGACCGAGCCGACGCCCGCGAACTCGCGCCAGGTGTCCGGGGTCGTGGCGTAGGACGCCTGAAGGACGCGGTTGACGACGGCTTCCAGAATGACCGGGAAGTCGCTCGTCGACTGGTACGGGCCCATGCGCAGCGCCATGGCCTGACCGACGACCAGATCACGGTCCCAGCTGTCGACACGCTGCCCGCAACGCTCCAGCGACATGCGCGCCAATTCCGCGTTGCGGATGCCGCGGAATTCGCCGGGATTGAGATCCGGTGCCGCTTCGCCACGCGACCGAGCACCATCGGCGATCATCTGACCCAGGCCGGCTCGCTGGATGATGCTGTTGACGGCACCTTCCCGAAACCGGTCACGTTCATCATTGGTGACCTCGATCGCCCGCCCGCCAGTCGTAACGCCGCTGGTCGCCGTACGCTGCGCATCGGCCGCAGCAGTCAGCAGCGCGGCGCGCGCGCCATCCGTGCTGATCTCGCCACGTTCGTTCTGCTGGATGAGTTCCTGTGCGCGCGTGACGACGGTGTCGCCGAAGCCTCGCGCCTGATCGATCAGAGCAAGAGCCGCGGTGCCGGAGAACCGGTCCGAGCGGCCGGCTTCCGTGCCGGGAGCAGCGGGAGCCGGCGCGGGGGCCGGTGCCGGAGCCGGGGCGGGTGAAGGGGCAGGCGCGGGCAAGGGGGCCGGGCTTGGAGCAGGGGCGGGCGACGGCGCAGGCGTCGCGGTGATCGGACCGCTGTTCGGCAGCGGCTGCGGCGCAGGACCACGGGTGGCGATGCCGTCGCCGAGCGAGCGGGCACCTTCAGCCGAGGCGACGGCAAGGGTGGAGGCAGCCGCCATCAGGGGCAGGCCGGAGGGCAGGGTACGCATGTTGGTCTCCGTGGTGAGGCAGGGGCCGGTGGTTTCTTGCGCCGACCGGGCCCCTGCGTTGGGATCGGCGGCGATCGACACCAGCGAGACCTCGGTGAGGGTCCAGCTGGTAACTCGGTAGACCGGGACGTCGCCGTCCATCCGGTCGAGAAGCATTTGATTGCGGCGGTAGCCGACGCTCACCTTGGGCGGCGTTCCACCCGCAAACTCGCTTTCCACTTCGCGCGCGCGCGCGGACTGGCCGAACGCGCACCGCGTGATGACCTGCCCGCCCGCGACCAGGGCGGCACGGGCGACACCGAGACGTGATGCGAGTTGGAAGCGGTCGTGCGTGTCGAGCAGCGGCGCGTTGCCGGCATCCAGCTGCGAAAGATCGACCGCAGCGGTCGAGCAGTCGAGAACCTCATAGTAGAACTCGCAGTCGAGACCGACGAGCCAGCCAGGCATCCTGACGGGCGTCTCGGTCGCCGTGATGAGTTCGACCGACCGCGTGGAAGCGTCATAACCCTGATTGGTGGCGAGGCGCGTACCAGCCGTCGGGGTGTGGCCCTGAAGCATGGCTGGAAACGATCGCGCGCCATCAGCCAGGATGCGAAGGCGCGCGCCATCGATCGCCGCAGGAGCGGCGTCAGTCGAAACGAACATGCTGGATTACTCCTTGGGTGCCAGGAAGCCGGTAGCGGCTTGCAGGACGCCGCTGTCGGTGACGCGGCGGGGATCGACATCGAGCGCAAGCCCGAGCCGATCGATGGTGTCGTTCATCGCCTTGACGGCGACCATGTGCTCGTCGGCGTTGATGCCGCGTTCCGCGAGGCCCGTGCTCAACAGCTTCAGACCGGACCGGATCTCCATGATCTCGCCCATCAGATCCTTCACGGGATCGACCATGCGGCGTACCGGCAATGCGAACCGCATGCCGATCTGCATGAAACGGGGATCACCCGTATCGAGAACGAGCCGTTGCATACGGCGCATGACGGCCGGGCGGCAGTGGAGCGGAATGACCTCATTCTGCTGCCAGTCGTCCACCAGGGCGTACGAGCCATTCATCGCGGCGCGCAGGCCGGAATAATTGGCTTGGCTCACGTCGCCCGTCATCAGGTGGTACGGGACCATGTTCGCCGACACCGCCGCCATCTGCTGACGGATGAAATCGACGGTGTTTGCCGATGGCGTCGGATTGATGGCCGATGCCGTCTCGCCAGGACGCAGCCGCGCGATCATGCCGGGCCGCATCGTTTCCTCCAGCGGCCTGCCAGCGCTATCATCCGCGCCCGGCTGCTGCTGGCCGAGGGGCGAGGTGGCCTGCGCTTCGCCCGGCTGGACGATGAGCGCGAGGCATGCCTGAACCTTCTCCTGAAGCCGCTTGGCGTCTTCGATGTCGCCGACGTCGCGTAGCGTCATCGCGACTGCTCCCAACCACGATACGCCGCGCGTCTGGCGGAAGCGCAGGCGTTCGAACAGATGATCGACGTGGTCGGCTGGGACGAAACGGGACTGCGCGCTGCTCGATCCGCGAACGGGATCGTTCGGATGGTCCGGAAAGATCCAGTAGCCCGTCCGCATTCCCAACACGTCGAACTGGACGCCCTGGACGACCTTACCACCATCGCGCAAAACCATATTGCGGCTGGTGTCGACCTGCGCGCCTTCAAGCCCCACGAGCAGGCCATTCGGTCCCGTGCGGTCCGGCATCCACAGAGTAACGCCTTCGCCGCCCACGATCATCTCGCGGACAGCCAGCTTGCCGTGACCATACCAGTCACCGAAGCCGTCGACCCGACTTTCGACCCAGCGGTTCCAACTGTCCTGCGCACGCTGCTGCACGCGCTTTATGGGATGGGTGATCTGCACCGAAATGCCATCGCCCCAGATCGTCGCCACCAGCTGCCGCACCGCGGCAGCTGCGTATTTGTTATTGCGAACCAGATCATGACCCGCCCATGCCAACGCCTGCCGGGCCTGTGCATTCTCCCCATCTGCCGAACTCGCCGGGCGATTCCAGCCTTGGGTGCGACGGTCCTTCGCGGCAGCGTCATACTGCCGAATGCCGTCGCGCGCCGATTGCGAGGCCTCCAGGCGGGCGCGCGATGCCATCCGTTCCGCCGCCCAACCGGGCGCGAACGGCGCGATCACGCTGTCGAGAACATCCGAGAATGCCATCCGATCAGCGCGGATCGTAGACGGCGATGGTGGAGGCCGGGCGGCACACACCAACGGGGGCCGTTGCCGGAGCGGCTCGCTGAGTGAAATAGTCGATCGCACGCATGATGTCGGCGACACCGCGATAGGTGACGCTTTCGCCATCGCTCTCGATGCGGGCTTCGCCCGAGCCGAGGCCACGCTCCAGCGCGGCAATCTCGGTCGCGTAATCGGGTGCGGGCATCAGAGCCATCCTTCAGTTCGGTCGATAAAAGCGCCGCTCTCCCGCGGGGCGGGGGGCGGCGATCGGGGCGCTTCCACTTTCGCAGCAGCGGGCATGGCGGCGGGCGCTATGGGACCGTCGAACAATCCCGCCTGCGCGCCGTCTTTCGGGGCGTGGCGCTCGGCGCGAAGCCGAGCCCAGTCTTCCTGGGTCAGCGTGTCGAGCATCAGCTTTTCATGCGCGGCCGTGTTGTAGACCCGGCAATCCAGCCAATGGTTCGGTCGACCGGCAAGCGGCTTCCAAACCCGGCGCGGCTGGCCGGCGACCGTCTCGGTGACGATCGTCTCCGCCGTGATCTGCTCGAAATACTCGTCCGGCAGATCGACGTTGAAGTGTGCCCGACCCCGCGATGCCGAAATGGCGCCGACGGTTTCGGCTTCGGCTGCGGCAAGCGTCGAACGCAGAAAGCCATACCAGCTGAGCTTCACGCCGAACGTGCCGACGATGAACGCCTTGTCCTCCGCCTTCTTCGACGCCTGCCCGGCCCTGCGGCCCTGCTGCTCGTACCGCAGGTTTTCGCCGCGACCGAGGATCGGCAGCTGCCAACCTGCGCGACCAAATACCGCCAGGCGGTTCGGGTGCGCGCGGCAGAACGCTTCAGCGGCCTCGGTATTATAACCGGCGTCGACGCATACCTGATCAATCCCGAACGAACGTCCACCGGGAAAAACGATCTTGCGGCGGGCATAGGTGTCGAGATCGGCCCATGCGCCTTCGCCCTTCACGTCGGTCGGGCCGGGAAGGAAACGCGCGTCGAGCGTCCAGCTTTCCGCGTTTTCGCTCCACCCGACCAGTTCGAGATAGAGGCCATCGCCCTGGACGTCGACGCCCATGGATGTGACCAC